CAAACATCCAGTACATCTCTCCGAAAGCTGAATATCAATTTACCCTTGGTAGATCAGAGCAATATGCTTATACACACCCATTTAAGCTTTCTGTGTCTAATATGAGCAACACTGCGCTTGGTAAGACAGAAAACATCGCTATGGATGTCACCATGTTGTCTTCTGGTTGGGAAAAGAATACAAAGGATACGAAGTGTAGAGCATGGGAACAGATGACTTACTCAGCTATTGTTGAAGAGATCATACAGGAAATGGGTATCTCTGAGTATGACATCGAACCAACTGACGGTACATATGATGTCATACAACCGTTCTGGACTAATTTTCAATTGATAAAATGGTTAGCTGCAAATTCAGTAAGCTCCACTGGTAAAACTGGATATCAGTTTGGGTTCCTGAGTAATGGTAAGTTCATATTCAAATCCTTAGATAAGATTTATTCTCAGAAACCAAAACATCAATGGTCTCTGGGATCACCAGAAAACGACAAACTATCCTTTGGTCAATTCACAATACGCCATGAGTATCAACCTGTGCTCCAGAACGGAGGTTTCGGTGTCGAGTACGAATACTACGACTTCGAAACTAAATCGTGGATTACAGGGCAAAAGAAATACTCTGAGACAGATACAAGACAGTTGTCTGATTGGGTATACCTTTGTGAAGAGCACGAAACTGCTGAGAGCAACTATCATGGAGGTCGTCATACGGATACAGAAAAGTTTGCTGAGAGCATAGTAACAGATACTGCCAACTCAACACAGAGCATTGAGATAGCTGTATCTGGACAACCAGACGTTCATGTGGGTGAGATAGCTGAATTATTGATATTAAGTGGACAATTTCAGGATGATTATATAGTAAATGAAAAATATTCAGGAAATTGGATGATAGAAAAGATAACTCATGACATTTTATTCAATAAAAAACAATATACCATGTATATTAAATTAAGTCGTAGTGGTTTTAATGGTGTTAATATGAAAGGTTTCGTCAAAACTTCCACTGGTAAGAAGATAGGATAAATAAGAATATGAAAATCAAGCACGTAAACATAGATAAGACCATAGTGGAAGGTCAAGAACTTGATCTTCTTGATGTGGATATGCGTACCGACGAACAAAAACACACACAACGTTTGATTGAGAGATATTACCCTTCCCTTACAACATTAGTAGAAAAAGATTCTTCTGCTGCCGAACTGGATGCAGGACATCATGATTTAATTAATGTAAGTGATGAGATGGAAGAGGGATACGAACAGATTGCTGTTCTTGCTGACGCAATGCGTAAGAAGGACTTTGGTGTGTTGATAGGTAAACGTGGCAAGCTTACGTATTCAGACATCAGAGAAATCAAACGAGAACTTGCCAAGATTATTCGTTCTAACCCATTGATTGATGGAGATGCAATAAAGCGTGGACGTGATGGTAAAGAAAAAATGCGTCTGATGATTCGTTCCCTTGCACATGGGGTAGAAACCGTTGCTCTTATGGGTATTGCTGCTGGACTTGGTGGTGTTGCTGTGGGTACTTCCCTTACTGGTGTGGGTGCTGTTGCTGCTGGAGCGGGTGCCGCAGGTGCTGGTGCTCTTGCTATTAACCAAGTACAAACCATCAGGAATCTCAAAGAGTTAAGCAAACTTCTGTCAATCGTAGATCAATATGCCGAACTCAAACCAAAAGTAAATACATCTCGTTCAGGTATTCGTAGAGTCTTCGATTTCATCATGGGTAAATCAAAGAAAGATATTGAACGTAGAGCAGAAGCAAAGGTCAAAAAAGCAACCAGAAAACAAAGAGTTAAAATGGAGAAGATGCTTAAAGGTTTTCCTAAATTCATTGAATACTATGATGATGGAGAAATGAAGGAATACCCACTGGTTCAATTATTTGATAATTTGTAATGTATGATATCAGCAAGAAAAGAAATAGTATCAATTTGCGCTTCGATGGGATCTATCGAGGCGAAGTTGTTGATGTAGAAGATCCTTTATTTGCAGCTCGTGTTCGGGTGAAAGTTCATCCGATGTTTTCTAAAATAGAAAGTCCTACCGCTATCCCTTGGGCAGTAGTTGGTGATCCTTCGTTCGGGGGTATTCCAAACTTCGGTAGCATTCAAGTCCCACCTATCGGTGCTCATGTGTGGGTGTTCTTTGAGAATGGTGATTGGAGATACCCTGTATACTTCGCTGGTGCTCCTGCCATATCAGACGGTGTGCCGGATTATCCTACCCTATCCAGAGAAGATGATGGTACAGTAGAAGCAATTAATGCAGCAACATCCAAAGGAGTAACAACAGCATCAGGTGGATCGTGGGATGAACCAGATAGTGCGTATGCTGCTGTATATCCAAACAACCGAGTATTCCGTTCACAGAAGGGAATCTTAATTGAGATTGATGATACTGATGATAATGTCAGGTTTCATGTGTATCATCCTTCCGGTACACGAACAGAAGTAGATAACGATGGTAATACCGTTGAGCACGTCTCAGCTAAGAAAACCACGGTGATCGTTGGGGACAACAATATTGAAGTACAGGGTAATCAGGATACTACCACAGGTGGATCGTGGGGAGTTAACGTAGGTTCGTCTGGACATATTAAGACTTCAGGAACCATGACTATAGATGCTGGTGGAACCACGGAGATCAATGTAACGGGTGCTTGTACTGTCGAAGCTTCTGGTAACTGTGATGTGAAGGGTTCAGCAGTGACGGTAGAAGCGTCTGGTGTTTGTACTGTTAAGGGATCTCTGGTTAAGTTGAACTGATAAATATATATTATGGCAACTGATCCTAACATTTTTTTAAAAGACGTGACCAACGTAGCTAGTGATCTAGATGTGGGATTGCGTCAAAATGCTGATGGTACTCCTATTATTGTTACCAATGAGGATTCGATAATTCAATCAGTAAAAGCTATTCTTTCTACTTACCCCGGAGAAAGACATATGCAGCCTTTGTTTGGTAGTCGTATACGAGAATATTTGTTTCGACAACTGGACATAGGAACCGTTGACCTTATGGAATTAGAAATTGAAAATGCTATCAACAGATGGGAACCAAGAGTTTCTGTGGGTAATGTTGAAGTAGAAGAAGACGCAGATAAGAATTTATTGAGATTTTATATCAGATACACAATAATTCGTACAGGAAAAACGGTAACGTTCGTTGGTTCGGTAAATATACCTAACTAAATAAGAAAAAGAGATAATTCATATGGCATTTGATTACAGTAAACACGATTATAATGAGCTTGTTGCAGAAATAACAAGACTTGTTCAAGCACAAGGCGAATGGACAGACGCTTATCAATCGTCTACTGGTCAGGTGTTGATTCAGTTGATTGCCAGTATGGTCGATCAGCTAAACTATATGTTGGAAAGAAGGACTCAAGAGAACTTCATTAGTACAGCACAGCTCGACACTTCAATCAATGCTTTGGCGAACCTTCTGGGATACCGTCCACAGCGTAAAGTATCTGCTAATGGTACACTCACATTACAATTGACAGACGTTAATGGTAATCCTGTTGTTGCTTTGGATACTATTTCTATTCCAAAATATTCTAAAATAGCATTTGATGGAAACAATTATGTAAACACAGAAGTTATTGACATTAATACGGGTTCCGGAGAAGTTACATTAGAGATCAAAGAAGGCGAAGTTGTCTCTGAAGTATATGATCCTACTGATACAGATGGTACGCTATTCAACAGCAACTACATTAACATTGAAGATTATCTGGACATAGAGAATGATAGTTTTTTTATATACACAGCTACACAATCCTTTACTGATGTTGCCGCAAGGATTGGCAATCTCCCGCCTATTGATACACTTGGTTTCGCTGATTCTGATGATGAAGTGTATGACGTAAGTGTCACCAACGAAGGTCTCAAGGTCTTATTTGGTGATGGTGTTAACGGTGAGAAACCCACAGGTAATCTCACAATATCCTATCTGAATAGTCTGGGTAAAGCTGTTGAAGTTCTAACAACAGGCAATAGTTTTGTATTTGATGCGTACAGCACAAAACTTACTGATAATTCCGCAAACGAATATTATTACACATTGACCAATACCACAGCAATTGATGGTGGACTTGATGCTGAGACTACAGACGACATTCGTATTAATGCTCCTGCATTCGTTCGTACAAGCAACAGAGCTGTTACTAAAGAAGATTATGTGTATTGGGTAAATGAGGCAAACATCGGTGGTATTGTTGATTCCAGAGCATACGGTGAAGAAGAAATTGGTGTGTCTGTAGTTAATGCCAACAACGTTTATATCGTATACCTCACAGAAGACGGTTCAGATCTTTCTT